CTTTCTGGTGCTGGTAAGTTTGTTTGTGATGCTTGGACAAAATCAATACCCTATAACAATCGTGCGGTGATAAATTGTACATTTAGGGAGGTTTTTGAACCATAATGGCTAACCCTGTTTCTGAATTACAGCAATCTTCTAATAAAGCAATAATTGAATTGTATTCAATGGAATTAAAGGCTGATGTCCACTATACAAAAGTTGCAAAAACAGCTACTTATACTCAAAGCACAAACGTAATTACTATTACACTTTCATCTCATGGATTTTCTGTTGGTTTAATTTTAAATTTAACTTTTGCATCTGGTGGAGCAATAGATGGAATTTATACAGTTCAAAGTGTTGCTACAAATACTTTCACTGTTACTGGAAGAGTTTCAGCAACAATAACTGGGACTCATAATGTAACTTTTAATGTAAATTCAAACTTAGCAAGTCCTATTATTTATTTGTTTCATAGTGGCAATAATGTTAAAGATAAAAATGATTTAGTGTGGCAAGCTAATACCTATGAAAAAATACCAGTAATGTCTGATGGATATTTATATTCTGGTAAAGGTAAACTTCCAAGACCTACTTTGACTTTTTCTAATGTCTTGAATACATTTACAGCATTAATAATTTTGACAAATCAAATAACTCCTTTTTCTGATCTGCAAGGTGCAAAGATAATAAGAAGGCGTACTTTGAGTAGATTTTTAGATGCAACTAATTTTTCAAGTTCTATTAATCCTTATGGAACCCCTGATCCTACGGCTGAACTTCCTCAAGAAATATATTTTATTGAAAGAAAAGTGACAGAAAATAGGGATGTAGTACAATTCGAATTAGTAAGCACTTTTGATTTAATTGGTATAGGTGCGCCAAAAAAACTTGTGACGAGAGCCGATTTCCCTTTAGTCGGTACTTTACAAAATGCTTAATTATGTCTTGGAAATCTCAAGCTGAAAACTATGCAAAAGCCCAAGCACCAAAAGAGTCTTGTGGTATTTATGCACTTATAAATGGAGAAGAAAAATTTTGGCCTTGCAAAAATATTGCTGAAGATCAAGAAAAGTTTTTTGCTTTAGATCCAGATGATTGGGCAGCTTGTGAAGATCAGGGTGCTGAGATCTTAGGTGTCTTTCATAGTCACCCAAAAGGTAGTTCTAAATTTTCTAAAGCGGATATAATTTCATGTAAGTACATTGGATATCCTTACTACGTTTATAGTATTCAAGAAAATTCATGGAATACTTACAAGCCTGATTCTTGGCAAAGAACAGATTTAAAAAAAAATATACAATTAGTTGATTCATCAAAACTAAAAACAATAAGGGTGTACGGAAAATTAAAAGAATTTTTAGGCCAAGGTGTTTTTCAAGCTGCTGTGAAAACGCCTATGCAAGCGATGAGTTTTTTAAGGGCTAATTTTATTGGGATCGAACAACATATGAATGAACAGTTTTACAAAGTAAAATTAGGAAATAATGCTGTTGCTAACGATCTTTTAAATTTGTCAGGTCAGGGTGATATTCAAATAATACCAGTAGCTGTTGGGTCAGGGTTGTTTGATTTTCTTGGTGATGTTTTTGATTTTGTAGGTGATACTATTAGTGGTGCTGCCAATTGGGTTGCTAATAATGCACTTTCTCTCGGTCTTACTCTTGCTACAGGTGGTCTTGGAGGATTGTTGACAAATTTAGGGACTAATTTATTGCTTTCGGGTGTTTCAAGTTTACTTTCTCCACAAAAATCATCTTCCTCGGCCTCTGCTGTTGGTGATACAGACCCTAATATAAGGGGATCATATAACTTTAATGGTATCCAAAATATTAGTACAAGTGGAATTCCAATTCCTATCATGTATGGGCTAGTTTTTACTGGATCAATTATTATTAGTTCAGGAATTGACACTTCACAAATAGTTAAAGAGCTTTAAATGGCAGAATTAGTTGGCGACTTTAATAATGGTGGGTTCATTGTTGACCCAGATATGGTTGAAGGTGGTTTAAGGAGTAAACAATTTGCAACAGTCATTGATTTATTAGGATACGGAGAAATTGATTCGATATTAGATGTCGGTGGGTCTGGAACTGACACCTTTAGAAAAAATGTGTTTTTAAATAATACTCCATTACTAAATCCAAATGGTGAAGAAAATTTTCAGAATGTAAATATACTTTTTAAAAATGGTTCTTCAGATCAAACAGCTTTGCCGCAAATTGATGGAGTAAAAAATACTGTACCTGTAGGTGTTCCAGTAACAAAAGCTTCCTCGGTTTCAAGAACTACAAGCTCAACTCCATTTAATAAATTACTAATATCTATGCAGTTTCCTAGCTTACAAAAGTTTGAAACTGATGGAAATATTGGTGGAGTAGAAGTTGAAATACTTATTAAAATTACAACTGCAACTGGAACAGTCTTGACACCTTTTCAAAATTCCGCTAACCCTGTCAATAGTTTGATAATAAGCGGAAAATCCACAAGTCCTTATATTAGACAGTATGAATTGACCTTTGGTGCTAGAACACCATTTGCTGATTCAAATTTTCCATTAACTATTACGGTTGAAAGAGTGACAGATGATAGCACTGAAGCATCATTACAAAACTCTTCTAATTTTTTATCTTTTACAGAAGTTATTACAGATGGTAGAGCTTACCAAGGTTTTGCATATGTTGCTTTAAGATTTAATGCACAAGAGTTTCAATCATTTCCTTCTAGGCGATACAGAGTCAAGGGAACCAAGATTAAAGTTCCACATGGAACAACAATTGACTCTGATAATGGGAGAGTGATCTATCCAGATGGATATACATTTAATGGCACTTTTAAAACAGATAAAGAATGGTGTTCTGATCCAGCTTGGATTTTATATGATATTTTGACTACTGATAAGGGTTTTGGAGGTACAGATGGATTAATTGATGAAGATTCTTTAGATGTTTTTTCTTTTTATTCTGCTAGTGCATATGCAAGCGAATTAATCACAGACCCTATCACAGAAACAACGGAACCAAGATTTTCTTGCAATGTAATTTTAAATCAAAAACAAGACGCATATACCCTTATCAACGATCTTTGTTCAATTATGAACGCTACTCCTTTTTACGGTGTTGGAACTTTACAAATAGCACAAGACAGGCCAACTGATATCACAACTAACACAAGTACTCCTAGTTATATTTTTAACAATACAAATGTAACTTCAAACGGTTTTACGTATCAAGGAACAAGCCAAAGAACAAAATTCACAGAAGTTGAGGTTTCTTACTTTGATAATGACACTCAACAATTAGATTATGAGTTAATAACGACAGATGAAATTACAACTTTATCTGATTCTATTTCAAAATTCGGTAGAACAAGAAAAACCCTTAAAAGTTTTGCTTGTACTTCTAGGGGTCAAGCAAACAGACTCGGAAGGTGGTTTTTATATTCAAATTTAAGAGAATGTGAATTAGTTAGTTTTACAACAACTTTAGAGGCTGGCGTTGTAATCAGACCCTCTGCAATCATTGGTATAGCTGATTCTATGAGGGCTGGTATTCGTAGAGGTGGACGTGTTAATACTGGTGTTTCTACAACTCAAATAATTGTGGATGATGAAAATAACACAGATTTAACCATTGCAGATGCAGCAACATTATCTGTAATTTTGCAAGATGGAACAATGGAATCAAGAAGTATTACAGATATATCTGGAAAAACAATTACTGTATCACCAGCATTTTCTCAAGTTCCACAGGCAAACAGTGTGTGGGCTATTGAAAATACTGCTGTTGCATTTCAAACTTATCGTGTTTTATCTATTGCAGAAAGTAATTTTTGTGAGTATCAAATAACAGCGACAATTCATGATGTTAATAAATATTCTCAAGTAGAAGATCCAAGCGTTTCAGCAAATGCAAGACCAATTTCAATATTAATTAATGAGGCAGCATCACCAAGTAATCCTTCTGCAACAGAAGAAATAGTTGTTTTAAATAACAGGGCAGTTTCAAAAATATTTGTATCTTGGGAACCTGTTTTAGGAGTAAAAGAATATCTAATTGAGTTTCAATTTGAAAATAATAATCCTGAAAGAGTAAGATTATCCAGACCTAGTTTTGAACTTTTTGAGTCTGCACTTGGTTCATATACATTTAAAATTAAATCATATAATTCTTTAGGTATTTTAAGCTCATCAACAACAACTGTCGGTGTTGAAGCTATTGGTAAAACTGCTGTTCCCGCAGATGTGCAAAATTTAAGAATTGAGCCTATATCGGATCAATTTGTACGACTACGTTTTAACCAATCTACAGACGTTGACGTAATCCATGGTGGAAACGTAATAGTCAGATCATCAAATGCAACTTCTGGTGTAACTTTTTCTAATGCAGTAAATGTTTTGCCAGCTTTAAGTGGAAACGTGAGTGAAACAATTGTTCCAAATATTCAAAATGGTACTTATGTCCTTAAGTTCAGAGATGATGGTGGGCGTATAAGTTCAGGAGATGCTTCAATAGTGATGCTTCAAACAGTACCGAATGTTTTACCTAAATTAGTAGTTTTAACAGATAGAGAAGATACTGATTCACCAACACCTTTTGCTGGAACTAAAGTTGATTGTTTTTTTAGTGATGATGTAGATGGCCTTGTTTTAGGATCACTTGATTTGTTAGATGGTGTAACAGATTTCGATGCTATTGCTGACTTTGACTTTTTAGGTGCTGTTGATATTACTGGTGGTAGTTATGATTTTGCAAATACTCTTGATCTTGGAGGAAAACAGCCAGTTTCTTTACGTAGACATATAGTTTCAAATGGTTTTTATCCAAATGATTTATTTGATAAAAGAACTGCAAATATTGACACTTGGACAGATTTTGATGGTGTAAAAGCCTTTGATGTCAATGCTTCTTTATTAGTAGCCACAACTGACTCAGACCCTGATACGTCAATTGCTGGAGCATATACAATAAACAACGG